CATGAATTTTCCTATTTGCCATGTTACTGTTTTTTCCATTTTCATCAAATAATATAGCTTTAGTTGTAATAAGTTCATATGGCACATAAATATATCCTGCTTTAATCATTATTTCTTAATTTTTAAATTTTCTACATCAATATTGAATTTATTTGCTATTTCATTCATTGTTAAAATAATTTTTTTTCTAAGAATACCATTTATAGAAGATTCAATATAAATTAGATCATTATGTTCATTATATGATTTTTTACACCAATTTTCAAAAGAATTTTCTGAATAAATTTCATTATTATTTAAATCAAATTCATTTTTAAACCAATAATTATTATTATTTTCATGATAAATTTTATTTCCGTTTTTATCATATAATCTAATAGGATATTCTACTTTTCTAAATAAATCTTTTATTTTCATTTTATTAATTTTATTTGTTTATATTTCTTCTTTAACTACTTCAATATTATCATTTAAATTAGGTTTATAAGTAACAATTGCTAATTCTGCTAATTTATTATATATATATTCTTTATTATCTGATAATACTTTTTCTTCAAATGTTTTAGTTTGAAATCTTATTTCTTCAGCAGTATCTTCATTTACAAATGTTCCCCATGCTCCTGAATAAGTAACAATACCATAATCTTTACATATTTCTATAATACTTCCTATTTCATCAATACCTGAAGCAAAATAAATATCAAAATTAGCAGATTTATAAGGAGGACCAATTCTATTTTTAATAATTTGAGCACGAGTTTTAATACCAACTACTTGTTCTACATTATGAATCTTAGCTTTAATTTGTTTCATTTTTTTCAATCTTATTCTTACAGAAGAATGAAATTCAATTGCTTTACCTCCTGATGTAGTATTATGATTTATTCTTCCATTTGCAAGATAAGTATGATTACCACCAAGTTCAAAATCAACTATATTTATTATTCCTTGTTTTTCATTAAAATCTTGATGATTTCTTGCTTTTATAAATTCTCCATCAGATAACATTTTATGATTTGATGAACATATTAGTTTTTCATCTGTATAATATTTATTAATTGGATTTTTTATAATAAATGATTTAATAGGATTCCACATATATTCTACTGAATCATAATTTTCTTTAGATTGTATTTCAATATTTAAATCTTCAATATCAAATATTTCAGGATTTTCAAAATCATCATTATTACAAAATCTATCGGAAAATTCTTCAGTAAACATTTTTTCCACTACATATTCATCCGATTGATTTTTATACCTAATAGTTATTTTTGTTGAAAATGGATCAACACAATATGGATCACCCCATCCAGCATTACCTACATTTACTCTTAATTGATTAGTAAATATTAATACAACATTTCTTCTACTTATTAAATTGGTTATTTTTCTCATTGCTTTAGAAAGAATAATAGCTTTAGCAGTTGCATATCCATCTTTATCATAATCCGCATCTTGTTCTTGTTTAGTTGAAGCACCTGCAACTGAATCAACTACAATGACAATTGGTTTATCATCTCTATTTTCAGTTTTTATAAATTCTAATATATACTCAATACTTTGAAATATATCCTCTACATTTTCTAATTTTGCATAAACCATTTCTTCAAGATTTACACCGATTGTTTTAAGAAATTCTTTACTTACTGCTGCTTCTGTATCTATAAATACACCTATACCACCCATTTTTTGAACATTTGCAATTGCATAAGCTGCTAATAAAGATTTTCCTGAATTATGATTTAACATACCATTACCAAAATAGCATTCATCTATGTGATTAACACTAATATCTACTATATCTTGTAATCCTATATTGTCTATAGTTTTTATTTTAATATATTCATTTGTATCACATAATATAGTATGTTTATCTTTTAATAAATTTTTAGCAGATACCCATCCAGCATTTGTAAAAAATAAATGATTGTTTGAAACTTTTATTTTATAACCATTAAATAAATTTATACTTAATGATTGTAACTTACCTTTATGGATAAATTTATTTATTTTAATATATTCATTATTTTTTGTTTCTACAGATATAGTATATCCATCTGCAAGAAGTTTTTCGACATCTCCAATTTCAATTTCATCTATTAAACTTTTTCTACCAATCCTCACTTTAATTTTTGTATCTGGAGTAACACAAGCTTCTAAACCGTTGATTTCCACAATTCTACCTGAAGGATATCCTCCATTTCTTTTATTACTTATAGCTAAATCTAAAGTTGAACTACCAGTAGGAATCCAAAATTTAACATCTGCTGAAGTTTGAAAATCGTTACCTAATATATAGGCTATACTATCGTTAGAATGTTTAAATTTTTTATTAAGATTATCTTTAATAATATCAGCTAAACTATCTTCTATTTCTATTTTTTTTGACTTTGTTTTTTCTTTTGCCATAATTATTTATTTTTTCATAAAAAATCCCTCTAAAATTAAAATAATAATAAGAGAGGGATTTAATTTAATTATTTATTAATTACTTATTTCTTTTTGTCTTTAAATAAGTTTTTAAATTTATCATTTAAATCTTCCGCAGATTTAGCATGATGTTCATTTTTTTCAGTTTTCATTTCAATTGGAACTCCTGCTTCATTTTCTGCTGCATCTACTTCAGGATTTAAATATTGCTTTAACATATCATCCAATTCTTGATAAGTAGGTTCAGGAAAAATATCTTTTATATCTTTTTGTTTTTGAATAATATCTAAAATATTTTTTTGTGTACCAACCTTAGTTTGATTTGGTTTCGCCCTAACTTCAGTTACTGGATAACTTTTGCCAGTATCTTCTTTAGGTTTGTATTCAACAGTAATATCTCGACCATTTTCTAAGTCAGTAATATCACCATAATCTGGATCATTGATTAATGAAAGTAATTCACTATAAACGGTTTTTCCAAACCCCCAATATTTAACACCTTCTTCTTCTTCACCTCGTACGATAATTGGAGCATAATAACGTTCTTTAGGTTCAACTTGTTTACCTAATTTATAATCGTCAGATATTCCAGTACCTTTTAATTTTGTCGCAAATTCAGCAATAGGATCTGGGTTACCATATGTTATAGGTGATAATACAGATCTTTTAGTTACTTCATAATTGAAAAATAATTCAATGAAAGGAAAATCAACATTTTCTAAATAAGGAACAATCCTTATTACTTGTTTACCATTCTCAGGTTTCCAAATGTAATTCTTTCTTTCATTTTTAAGTTCTAAACTTTTCAGTTTTTCTTTGACTTTTTTTAAATCAATTGCCATAATAATTTAATTTTTAATTGTTATTTAATAAAATTTATTTAATAATGATCATTGTTCAATAACCATTTTGTGTGTATAATAATTATAAGAAAAAAATAAAAAAATGTGTTAAAAATTGTTAAATCTTTAAATTTTATATGTAATTAAATCTTGATAATTTACGCCAGTTTTTATAGATACTGAAAGAAAATCATCATATGTAATAATTTTATTTATCATCGGAATATGTTCTTCTATTTCATTTTTATTTACATCGAATAAAAAACTATCATATGTATATAATATTAATTTTGATTCTAACTTATTATTTACTATATAATTATTAATATCTTTTATAATAAAAGTACAAAATTCACTTTCAAATGCTTGTATATAGTAATTAAATAATGTTAATTTATTAATACTATTATTAAACCATTTCTTATATATATTTTTCTTAAATAATTTAGTAACTATAAAACGATTTTGATTAAATTCATCCCATAGATTATCAACAAATATATTTAACTTTTTAAAATAATTTATATGAAGAAATTCTTTTGATACTCCACCATATATTTGTTTAAATATTAATTGTTTTAATTTATCATAATTATCTGAATCTTCTAAATCTAAATTTGGATATATTTTACTTCCAAGATATTTATGTAAATTATGAATATCTTTATTAATATCATTTATAAGTATAGATATTAATTTTAAGTGAAATGAATTATAATCAAATTGATATAATAATCCGTCTTCTTTAAATCTTGAAGTAAATATTTTTCTTATACCTATTTTTTTATCTAATGCAAGTAAATTTAATTTTGAATATGAATTAGTACAACGTCCAGTTTTGGAATAAAATTCATAATTACTATATATTAAATTTTTCTTTATAAAAATATTATCATTTAATTTCCTTAATTTATAATAATCAACATATATTCCATTTTTTTCAAAATCATAAAAATTATTAATATAATATTCATCTAATGTTATTAATAATTCTTTAGAATTAAATATTAATGCTTTATACTTATTATATATTTTATCAAACTTATCAAATACTATTTCATAATATTCATAATGACTTGTTAATGGTATTATTGAATTAATAGCTTTATCTTTATATTTAGATAAAAACTTTCTATATACATTTGTTATATTAGTAATATCATCTATTAATAAAGATTTATTTTCACATATATAACTAACAAAATTAGCATCAATATAATTTGCATTTAAATCCTTTCTATTATCTATATATGATAATAATAATTTTTTATTATAAACAAAAATATATTTATTTGTTTCTATAGTATTTAAAAACACATTTAAATCTACAACATTTTTAAAATCAGGATGTGTATTGATTAAACAATATTCTTTTTGATGTTGAAATAAATGTATATATAATAAACTTATATTATTACTTG